CGCGCATTAACAGATGGTTCAGGCGTTGGAGATAACACTCTTATTGTTATTAATCCAGATGCTTACACCTGGTACGAGTCACCACGCCTATCACTTCAGACAAACCTAATCTCAACAGGTCAGGTAGAAGTTGGCTATTACGGTTATGGAGCCACAGCTACGAAACTAGGCGCTGGCGCTTACCGTTTCATGGTTGCGTAATTAATTAACTAATCATGGGGGGGCTGCTGCTCCCGGTGGCTCCCCCAGTCGTTTAATAGAGAGGATGTAGAGATGCCAACAATTGTTACCGTAGCAGAACTAAGGTCGATCCTTGGTGTCTCTACAGCCCTTTATAGTGACGCATATTTAACAGATGTAATAGATACAGCCGAGGCAGTTATCTTGCCTATGTTGGTGAAGTACTCAAGCCCGATCGATGTTGTAGCACTTCAAGATAACATCGCAACATATTATGTATTAGGCGATAACAACTTTTCAGCGGGTCAGAGCGTAGTCGTTACAGGCGTCGGCTCCCCGTTTAATGGCACTTTTACAATCCTAGAATCAAGTAACTTAGATTACGATTCATTCGTATTGCGGTCTAATTCACGCATATTCTTAGACGGTTCATACAGAGAATTTAACGGCTTCTTTACAGTATCAATTACAAACGCAGACATTACAGAGCGCAAGGTAATCCCTTCAGGCCTTGCAACTCTTTCAGGCGCAGCAACTTATGTAGGAAACAGCGCAGTCGAGTCAGCCGTCTTAGCAGTCTCAGTAGAAGTATTTCAGTCTCGGATCGCTCCAGGCGGCCAGATCGAGGGCATAGATTTTACAAGCGTCAGCCCATACCGTTTAGGCCGTAGCCTTTTTAACCGAGTGTCAGGACTTCTCGGAGCGTTTATCGACACCGATTCAATGGTGCAATAATGCCAGCATCAACAATCCTAGACACAGTTCGGACTCCACTAGCAACAGCCTTCGCTAACGTTGCGGGCAATGTTTACGCCTACGTGCCAGAAGCGCCTATGGTTCCTTTCGTAGTGACAGTCCCAGATTCTCCATATCTTGAACTAGAGACTATTAACAAGTCAACGCTTCACATTAAAATTAATTTAGTTATCTCAGTCGCAGTTGCATATAACAGCAACCCGGCATCGCTCGACAATCTCGAGCAGCTCGTAATAAGTGTTCTGAAAGTGATCCCAGTTGGGTACACAGTCGGAGCGGTTGAAAGACCAACGGTTACTCAGGTCGGCCCTTCCAATGTTTTGGTGGCAGATATCAGAGTTTCTACCTACTACACACAAACAAACTAAGGATAAATAATGGCAACCACAGTAATCACAGGTCGCGATATTTCTCTATCTTTCACAGGTGGAACAGATATCGAGGCTCAGGCAACTTCAGCAGTTTTAACAAAGACCAACCTTCGCGAGACATATCAGACTCTCGATGGCGAAGCCTACAAGACCACAAACATCGAAGGAACTTTTGCTCTTTCAATGCTTGCTGACTGGGGCAAGACAGGCTCAGTATGCGAGGCTCTATGGGCAGCAGCAGAAACTGCACCTGATACAGACATTCAGATCACACTAACAGCAGCCACAGGCGCTCAGTTCGTGTTCCCAGTAATGCCAGAATTTCCTACAGCAGGTGGCGCTGGAACAGATGCTCAGACTGTAGACTTTACTTTCAAAGTATCAAAGGGAACAGTTACAGAAACCTTCAGCTAAACAATAGAAACGGGAGCAAGCAATGCAACAGCAAATAACAATTAAATATGTAGATGGAACCGAAACTACTTACCTGGTTCGACCACCTGATTACGCCAAGTGGGAGATGACAACTAAAAAGGTTATCTCTCAGTTTGGCGGCATGTGGGACATCCTTTATGTAGCACATTCAGCAATGAAGCGTGATGCAGGGGGCAAGCCAACCAAGACACTCGATGTCTGGATGGAGTCAGTCTCAGATATTGAAGTAGGTGGGGAAGACCCAAAAGTCATCCAAGAGGAAGCGTAAGCCGACTCTTAGTTGAACTGGCAATAGCAACACAGATCCCTATGGATAAGTGGCAAAGTGCCGAAGACATTCTTACAGCGATAGAAGTATTAGAGGAGCGCAATCGTGGCAAGTGAGCTTGATGCCCAACGGACGTTCCTTGTCTACGATAAAAAAGAACTTAGGGCTATTCAAAGCGCTTTTAAGGCTATGACCGAGGAAGCCCAAGATGCAGCTAAAAGAGAATCTAGTGCGCTTGCTGGCTATGCTGGTAACGAAATACTTAAAGCGTCTTATGCAGCACCTAACCCAAAGGTAGCCTCAAGAGTCGCTAAAGGATTTAAGGTTTCTAAATCTTCTAAAGTTGGCGAATTATCTTTCGGATTTGCTGGTCAGAAGTTTTCTGGTGGTGCTACCACTCAGTTTAATTATGCCCAACAAGGCGGCAACGGTTTGCTTGCTGGAGCAGAATTTGGATCTAAAAAATATTCTCAATTTGCTGGCAGAAGTCCCCGGTATGGCCGCAGAGGAAATGAAGGTTATTTCATTTACCCAACATTAAGAGCACTTCAGCCTTATTTGATATCACAATGGGAAAATGCTTTTAATCGTGTTTTAAAGGAGTATAACTAATGGCTGGTAGTAGAACTCTTAAGTTATCTATTCTTGCCGATGTAGATAATCTAAAAAAAGGATTAGACAGCGGCTCAAAAGATATTGCTACTTTTGGCGATAAGGTTTCAGATTTTGGCAAAAAAGCAGGCTTAGCTTTTGCAGCCGCAGGCGCAGCAGCCGTCGCTTATGCTGGCAAGTTAGCCATCGATGGAGTTAAGTCTGCCATTGAGGATGAAGCAGCTCAAGCCAAGTTAGCCAACACTTTAAAAAATGTTACAGCAGCTACAGACGCTCAGATTAAATCTACTGAAGATTTCATTCTCAAGACTTCCCTTGCTACTGGTATTTCGGATGACGAACTTCGCCCATCTCTAGATCGGTTGACCAGGGCAACTAAGGATTTAGACAAGGCTCAGCAGCTACAGACTTTAGCCCTAGACATAGCGGCAGGCAGCGGCAAATCGCTTCAAGCGGTCACAGAGGCACTTTCAAAGGCTCAGGAAGGTAATCTTGCAGGACTTAGCCGATTAGGTGTTGGAATTGATAAGGCCGAGCTCAAGACCCTTTCATTCGATCAAATCACAGCCAAACTCGCTGGGACTTTTGAGAACCAGGCATCAAAGCAAGCAGACACATTTCAGGGAAAATTAAGCCGCTTACAGGTAGCCTTCGATGAAGGCAAGGAAACTGTAGGCGCTTACATTCTTACAGCGATTACTCCTTTAGTTGAAAAGTTAGTTAAAGATGTTATTCCTGCCATTGCAGATTTTACAAATAACTTAGGTGAAAAATTACAGCCAGTAATTAAGTTCTTAACTCCTATTACCGATGGACTTCGCAATGCCTTTAACTCGGTTAAGAATTCTTTAAGCGATAACAGCGAAGAACTTAAGCCGCTAATTGATTTATTTAAAGGTATTGCTGCATTCGCTCGAGATGTATTAGCGCCAATTTTGAGCAAGACTTTAGGCGCAGCATTAGGCATAGTCGGTAAAGCAGTCGCAGGATTAGTAAGCGGGCTGGCTTCAGTCGTTTCATTCTTTGATGATCTTTACAACAAGATTAAGCGAGTAATTGAGATATCTAAGCAGATCGGTTCTGCCTTAAATCCATTTGGCGGCGCATCATTCTCTGAAACACCAGTAACCCCGGTATCTCCTTCAGGTATTCCAAGTTATCTCAATGTTACGCCAGTATCGACTACAAATATCACAGTTAATGGCGCAATCGATAGCGAATCAACAGCCCGTCAAATTGTGCAGATTCTTAATGATTCTTCAGCTAGAGGCACTTTAGGCAGCGCGGCGTTCGTTTAATGACTGCATATACTCCTTCCTATAAAGTTTTAGTTAATGACGTTGAAATTACAGACGTAACCATAGCCAATCTAATAATTACCTCGGGCCGTACTGATATTAATTCTCAGCCAGTTGCAGGCTACTGCCAGTTGCAGTTAATGAATTTAGATAACTCAAGCTATAACTTTACAATAGGTACGGGGATCGCAGTAGAGGTGACTGACTCTGTTGGTACTTATGTTCCAATCTTCGGCGGTTATGTTTCAGATTTTACTATTGCAGTTAATCGCGCTGGAAATCTTGGATATACAACCCTTGCCAATATCACCGCTCTTGGAGCCTTATCTAAATTACCTAGAATTATCGATCCTGGAGTATTAAGCCAAGATTTTGACGGCGATCAGATTTACACACTTCTTTCAGGATACCTATTAGGCCAATGGAATGAAGTTCCAGCAGCTCAGACTTGGGCAAGTTATAACCCTACTGAGACTTGGGCTAATGCCGTTAACATCGGCTTAGGCGAAATCGATCAGCCAGGCGCTTATGAACTGATAGCCAGATCATCATCTAACACAGATCTTTACTCATTGTGTGCAGCCATCGCTGATTCGGCTTTTGGCGTTCTATATGAAGATGCCAATGGAAATATCGGCTATGCAGATCAAACCCATCGCCAGGACTATTTAGCGGCTAACGGATACACTACCTTGGATGCCAACCATGCCAATGGCTTAGGCTTATCATCAACTACTCGAGCAGGCGATCTGCGTAATAGTTTTACGATTAATTACGGTAACAATGCCAACCAGACTTATACGGCAGAAGATTTAACAAGCCAGAGTCTTTATGGAGTTTATGGCGAAGAATATACATCTCGAATCAAACATACGTCGGATGCAGAAGTCTTGGCAGATCGATACATAGCCCTTCGCGCTAACCCTTACGCTAAGTTCGAAAGCATTACTTTTGTTCTAGGCAATCCTGAGATCGATGATGCCGATCGAGATGCTCTTATCAATATCTTCTTGGGTCAGCCAGTATGGATTCAGAATCTACCCGGCAACATCACCAATGGCGAGTTCCAAGGCTATATCGAAGGCTGGACATTCCGAGCAAGCCTAAACAATCTAAGCGTTACTTTTAACGCTTCTCCAATAAACTTCTCCCAAGTTGCGGTAAAATGGGAGCAGGTAAATGCAGCAGAGGCTTGGAATACTCTAAGTCCAACCCTTACATGGATTAACGCGATAGGAGTCGTAGCCTAATGGCAACAACAACAACCAACTTTGGCTGGGAC